TCTCCCTGATGTTTTTTAAGATCATAAAGATACTCCTTCCTTACTTTGCAATAGATTGGAGGAATGTTCGCGTTTAAATATGCCATAATATTTACCCATGTATTTCACCCCAAGTATTGCCATATTCATAATCAACTTTATTTGGGACAGCTAGCTTAACAGCATTCTCCATAATTTCAATTATCTTTTTAGCCTGTTCTTCAGACTCAATAGATATATCTAATTCATCATGTATTTGAATGTGCGGTATAATCCCTTCATTATATAAATCTAACATGGCTTTTTTAGTCATATCAGCGGCACTACCTTGGATCAATTTATTTAAAGCTTTGTAAGTAAAAGCTCTTTTTATTCTACCTCGTCCATAAGTTCTTTCAGCTTCTTCTAAACTCATAGGTGTATGCATACCAAAAGTATTAGGTTCCCATTTATTAAACCTGCATCTTCGTCCTAGTAATGTACCTATTGATCCAGAAAACTGAGCTTGAGTAGATGTCATAGTCATCAAATCTTTTACAAATGGAACATTCTCATGATATTGATTAAATAAATTTTCTGCTTCTGCTTTAGTTGATAAACCTAATTCAGCTTGAAGTTTAGCTTTACCCATACCATAGAACAAACCTAAGTTAATTGTTTTAGCTTGTGATCTAGATATTCCTGCCATGTCTGCAACAGTTTGGTGGAAGTCTACAGAATTACTTTCAAATTTTTTAACAATGTCTGCAACAGAATCATCATACATAATTGGATCTGTTGTTGCTGCATAGTGTACAACGAGTCTTGGTTCTTGTTGTGAATAGTCAAAACAACCCCAAGTACAATTTTCTTCTGGTATAAATAAACCTCTAATCATAGGACCTAAATCTTTATTTCTTGCAGGAATCTGTTGTAGGTTAGGATTAGAATAACTAAATCGTCCTGTAACAGTTCCACCTTGATCAGATCGTATTGGATTTATGTCTGCATGAATTCTACCTTTGTGTGCATGTTTTAAAATTGTATCAATAAAAGTTGTATGAGCTTTATTTATTTCTCTTGCTTTTGCAATTTTTTGTACTAAAGGGTGTTTGTGTTCAGACAGAAAATTTTTAGTAAATGATGGAGCCTGTATTTTTGGTGATACTTCGTAATGTAACTTTAACTTGTCAAAAACTTTGGCAATACTTCTTGCAGCCCATATCTGTGGCTCAATACCTGTCTCTTTTTTTACATCTAACAGCAATGCTTGCTCTTGTTGTGTTAACTGTTTTTTTAGTTGATGAGCTTTTTCAACATCTACTCTTACACCTTTAAACTTCATATCAATCAAACAAGGAAATAAATTTGTTTCTAAATCAAATATTTCAGATAAATTTTGTTTTCTTATTTCTGCAGATAAAATTTTAAATAGTTGTAAAGTTAACTCTGCATCTTTTTCTGCATAAGCACCTACATACATTGCAGGAAGTTTATACATTTCTGATTTAGCATCTACACCAGCAGCTTCTGCTGCTTCTTTTAATCCTTTTTCATCTTTAACTTCTCTTAAATATTCATAAGCAATACTATTTAATGTGTATGATAATCTGTTTTCATCAATTAAGGATGCCATAACCATTGTATCAATAATGTATCCATTTATTTTTATGCCATACGATCTTAACCAACAGACATCGTACATTGCATTATGAAATATTTTTACAGCGTCAGTTGCACAAACTTCTTTTATCCAATCAATAACTATTCTTTTATCTAAATTACCATCTCTATGTCCTATCGGATAATAACCAGACCAACCATCAACAGCTACAGCAAAACCTATAATTTCACCTTCCCCAATAACTGCACCAGATCCTCTTGATTTTAAATTTGGATCTTTAGTTTCTAAGTCAATTGCAATATACTTTGCATCTTTTAAATCAGGAAATTTTTCTGGACATGTCCATTCTGTTGCTGCTGTAAAAATCATATTAAATCAAATAAATAAACTGTCATTAATGAATAAAAAAATAAATCATGCACTGCAAATAAATTCATTTCTTTTTACCTATATCTTTCATCTTTTTAATTTCTAATTCACAATAATGAATTATCTTTTCTAAGTCTTGTATACCATTTTTATTCATATATCTACACACGTACTTAATTACATTTCCTTGAAAAAAAGAAAGATCGTTTTTTGAAATAAATTCATATGGTTGAATGTGAAAGTCTTTGTAGTGATTCCCGCCTATCTGTTTATTTTGTGGAAATGCACTTTCAAACATGTCTTTACTTGTCATATTATTTCTTCTCCTATGTTATATTGATATTCATAACCTTGATTCATTATGAATAAGTTTTCTTTTGCTCTTGTTACACCAACAAAAAATAATCTATGTTCAGTGTCCTTATTTACTTGAGCTGCGTTGTAAATAATTCTTTCTAAATCTGTAAATAAAATAACATTCTCAGCTTCTTCACCTTTAACTGCATGTATCGTAGAGAGTTTTATTCTTGCCGGTTTGCCTAGATCCTCGCCGCTCGCCACTAGTTCCTGGATATAATCTTTTTGGTAGTCTTTAAAATTTAATACACTCCAGTCACCATGAGCATTGAGTCCATGATCCATTCTGAGTTCATCCATATCAACAGAGTCTACAGATGCTAGAGACTTGCCACTAGAGAATCCGTACTTCACATCTCCATTTTCATATTTTAAATATTCATAAATGTTTCTTGCTTCATCGCCGGATATGTTTGCGCCTTTATTTAATCTATTCCAATCATTAATTGCTTTAATAACTTCTATGGGCAACAGATCATTAAATTTACAATCAAACCGGTATCCAGTTTCTTGTAGTATGGGCACCAGATTTTTCATTTGTTCATTCGTTCTAGTTAAAATCATCCATTGACCTTTACTAAAATCAATATCTTCTATTTGTAAGTTATCTATAACTTTACCTTTTGCATCTCTTGGTTCCCAATCCTTAATTCTTCTTTCATCTATGTTTTCTAAAATAGATAATGCAACTTTGTGTACAGCTTTAGGTACCCGTCTTGATATAATCTGTGGGTCCATTACCCCTTGTAGATTTATAAAAGTCTTAGGGTCTGCCCCTTGAAAAGAATAAATAGCCTGATCGTCATCCCCTGCAATGTATGATCTTTTACAACAGGACTCGATGTAAAAGAACATTTCCCACTGCAAGGGATTCAGATCTTGGGCTTCATCGAGAAAAACGGCGTCGAGGGAGGGACATAGATTTTTCTCAACAAACTTGGAAATCATGTCTGAAAATTCATACATGTTATAATCTTTTTTATAATCAGTGATGTCTTGATTAATTTGTTCTAATAACGGAATACTTATAAAATCTATCAAATCTAGTTCTATTGCTGCATCTTGTAGGTCATCTATTTTTCTAGCTCGTGCATATTCTATAATTTTCATGTATTGATTTTTATATTCATTAAAACCATTTTCATGTTGTACAGTTTCAAAATGTAAATCAGTATGACCATATTTATTTTTAAATGCATTCCAGTTACTATCTTTTAATAGTTGTGATTTAGTATCTATACCAAGTCTCTTTGTACCCATAGAGTGCATAGTACAAATCCATTCAAATTCATATGTTGGATATTCTTTTTGTATTCTATCTCTTGCTTCATTCGCTGCTGCATTACTAAAAGTGATGTAACAAATCTTTTTAGAATTTGTTTTTCTTTCTATTAATTCATTTTGTAAATGTTTATGTATCAACGTATGTGTCTTTCCTGTTCCTGGTGGTCCTGCTATAATTGTTCTCATTCGAATGGTGCCGGTTCTTTCTTAGTTCTTATTGGTGTATACTTTTCTATATCTATTTTTTCTACCATCCAAATTTTATGTTGCTTATCTTTAATTCTAACAGTGTCAGTTTTTGCTTTAAATAAATTTTCTAACAATCGTATTGTTTTATTTTTATTGTAAGTTTTTTCTGGCCAGGTTTTACCTCTTAATATAAAACTCCAAAAATCTTTAAATTTAAAATAACTAACACCATTTTCTGTGTATGGTTTTCTTTTTAAAATATCTTCCATAGTCTTACCATCACGACTAACAAATTCTGTAAGTAATTCTTTTAATTGAACATCAACTTTAGTATCGTCCGGCGCTTCAAGTGTACTCATGTTTTTCATTAATGATGCTAGTTGTTTTCTCCAAACAAGTTTAGCAACTGGAATCAAAGGTGTTCCAAGTTCTGTCATACATGCAATACTAAATTTTTCATGATCATGTAAAGTTGGTGCATCAACTTCAATATTGTCTCCATTAATATCAACAAAAAATATAGGTGGATCCGATTCATATTTTCTTATAGATTCAATTGCAGGCATTCTAACATCACCACCTTTTCCATATTGTTTTGTATAACAAAGTGCTTCATTACAAAAATTACAAATAGGTTTATCTTTACATCTAAAATCGTAATCTTTTTTATCAACTTGTGCTTTGATTCTAATTACATCTGTAGCTTTTAATGGTGGTTTAATATATTTTTCTACATTATAATTTTCTATTTTATCCTGCCATCCAATTGGATCTGATTTTTTTAAAAAAACTCCAATATTAAATAAACCATTATCACGACCGGATGCTGCAACATCTCCATTACCTTCTATGATAGGACCGTTTTTAATTATGGTATTTAAACAAGGTGGTCCATCTGGAAATTCTTCTTTAACCTTTTCTTGTTTTTTATTTACTAATAAATTTTCTAATTCAATATTTTCTAAAGCAATTAATTCATATGCTTTTATAAATTTTTCTATAGTTAAAGAATTACCATTGTCATCAATTGCATACTTAACTGTTCTATCTCCACCATGATAAGGCATGTTTAAGAAACTACCTACATCGCCTCTATCTGCCATGATCTTAGATTGTTTAGGAAATATTTCTGCTTTAGCATAACCCAAAGCAGACGCCATGAGTTGTAATTTTTGTCTCATTAAAGATGCAGCAACAAATTGTTTTGTAAAACAATATACATGTGCACCACCAGATTTAGATCTAAATACAATTAATGGAAATTTGTTTTCTCTAATTTTTTTAATTAATTTTAAATGGTCAAAAGGATAAGTATCAATATCTATCGCACCCCATTTACATTTATTCTCTTCGTTGATTGGTATAATACCTAATCCAGGTTCTTCACCGTTTAAATGTTTTTGCCATAACTCATTTGTTACAGGCTCTCTTATTGTTTTTGATCTAACTTCGTTTTTACCGTCGTGTCTAATTTCTTCTGTTTTGTTAGTGATGCCATGAGCACTCTCTAAACCTTTAAAAATATCTTTTAATCTTTCTATCATGTTCCCTCAGTTTAATTAGTATTGGGCGCCACGGTTGTAGCGCCCAATTGTGACAATTATTTGTTCTGTTTATCAAGACTATCGTGGAAGTCTTTAGCTCTTTTGTAAAGTTCAGCATCTTGTACTGGACCTTCCGATTGAACTGCAAAACCATACCACTGATTACCTTTTCCAGAATTTAATACTGAGGTTAATCTGTATGTGAAAGCAAAAGATGCAGGAGTAAATGACCCTTGTTCATCTTTCATTGTCTGAGACATTTGAAGTGATTGCCATTTTCTTGCAACTTTACCTTGAGATGCACTCATAGAAATAAGTGCGGTCTCTGCTTTGCCATCATCACCAAGAATAATTACAAAGTTTTGGTGTACCGTTAAAATGTAATTACCATTTTCTAATCTATCTTTACCACCATCTTTAGTAGTTTTAGATATAATATCAGAATCAGCAGGATAAATCTGTTCTGGTCTACCTGAACCAGTACCAAATTCTGCCCACTCTTGATATTCCATTTTATAGTAACAAGGAATTACGCTAATTCCTTTATCACCATCATATAGTTTTTTAGTAACTATATTTAAGAACATACCTGGTTCTGCACCTTCTACGTAATTTTGATTACGCTTCTGTGCTTCTCCAGATCCATTCTGTAAAAGTTTTAAGATTGGTAAAGCAAGAGATTCTTGTCTTACGTTCTCAAAACCTTTTGATGCATCATCTCTAAATAAAATAGTAGATGGTGCTTGTGCTGTTTTTTTAACAGCTACTTTATTGTTTTCCATGTTTAACTCCTTTTTATATTTGTACGGTTACCTACGTAAGTTTTAAAGCAATCAGGAAGTTCGATTCCAGACTCGTGACACTCCCTGACTACTCCTTTAAGGGTCTGAGGATGTACGCCTACTTTCTGGACAGGTTCGTATCCTTGACCTTTTGCAAGGACAGCATATTCTGCTGCCTTGTTATCTTCGCCACGACCAAAGGTAACGGTAATATCATTTTTAATAATATCACCTCGACCGTTTTCACGAAGCCATTCAAAAGCCTCTTCCTGTTTTTCAGGAAGAATAGATGCACTATAAAAATTTCCTACTTCTACAGTTTCACCATCTTTAAGCTTTAATTTTGTAATATTCATTTCTTCCATCATTTGAGGTATTTCAAATTGTGAAAGTATATTTGCTTTTTCTTTTAATTTTTTAATGCCAGCTTCTGCATTTTCAATTTCATCTTCTAAATCTTTTAACTGTTGTACTTTATTTGCTAATTCATTTGGATTAGCTACAGCTTTAATTTGATCTTGTTTATCTTCTCTAAAATTTACACTCATATTATAACCTTTCTATTACTTTCTAATATAGTCCTATAATTTATTTTGTCAAGGACTAGAAGTTTCTTTTTGATACAAATCAATTTCAATTGGATAGTACCTTCTTTCTTGTTTGTCCCATTTTAATAAATTATATTTGCCGGTAGTTATATCAGAAACTATTGAACATGCAACTCCAATAATTGCAGGATCACCTGTAAGTAGTAAATAATCTTTTGATCTATAATTAGTTAATAATTTTTTTAATTTAAATACTAAAGGACCTGCACTTAAAATTATTTGTGCATTTTCAGGTAGTAAAACTTTTAATCTTCCAAATTCAGAAGCTCCGATAATATTTATTTTTGGACGACCTTCTCTAGTTCCAGGAACATCTTGAATTACATATACAACTGGTGTATGATCAGATTTAATTTCGTTGTATTCCATTTTTTTATTATTCAATTCTTGACTTTCTATATACTATTTGATAGAGGGTTTCAATAGAAAGAAGAAACTATTATGCATTATAAATTCAAAAGTAAGCCTTTTGATCATCAATTAAAAGCGCTTGAAATGTCTTGGGATAAAGAAGTATTTGCTTTCTTTATGGAAATGGGTACCGGTAAATCTAAGGTGCTTATAGATAATATAGCTATGCTATATGATAAAGGTAAAATTAATGGTGCTTTAATTATTGCACCTAAAGGTGTTTATAAAAATTGGTTAGAATCTGAAATACCTAATCACCTACCTGATCACATAGAAAAGAAAATTGGTTTCTGGCAAACTAAACCAGATGCTCCTGACATGAAATCTATGTTTGAAACAGATGAAGATTTACATATTTGTATTATGAATGTTGAAGCTTTTTCTACTAAAAAAGGAATTCAATATGCATGGAAATTTTTAAATTGTCATAGAGCTTTAATTGGTATTGATGAATCTACTACTATAAAAAACCCAACTGCAAAAAGAACAAAAGCCATTTTAGATTTATCAAAATATTCTAAATATAGAAGAATACTTACAGGTTCTCCGGTAACTAAATCACCTTTAGATTTATTTAGTCAATGTCAATTTTTAGATCCATGGTTATTAAATCAACAATCATATTATGCATTTAGAACACGATATGCAGTTTGTAGAAAAATAAATGTATCTGGTAGACAAGTTGAAATCGTAGTTGGCTATAGAAATTTAGGTGAGCTATCAGAAAAACTAAAACCATTTTCATACAGAGTTTTAAAAGATGATTGTTTAGATTTACCTAAAAAAACTTATATGAAAAGAAATATACAACTCACTGATGAACAAAAAAGATTATATAAAGAAATGAAACAGTTAGCTCTTGCACGTTTAAATGGTAAGATGACTACTACTGCAACTGTTATCACTCAATTAATGAGACTTCATCAAATTACTTGTGGTCACTTCAAAGCAGATGATGATTCTGTTCAAGAAGTTAAAAGTAATAGACTTAATGAATTAATGGATATTATAGAAGAAGTAGAAGGTAAAGCAGTTATCTGGGCTCACTATAGATATGATATTAAATCTATTGTAGATGCTTTAGAAAAAAAATATCCTGGTTCAACTGTAACTTATTTTGGTGACACTTCTACAGAAGATAGACAAAAAGCAATTAAAGAAATACAAAATCCCGATAGTGAAGTAAGATTTATTGTTGGGACTCCACAAACTGGCGGCTATGGTATCACACTTACCGGTGCAAGTACAATGATTTATTATTCTAATGGTTATGATTTAGAAAAACGTCAACAGTCTGAAGCAAGAATAGATCGTATTGGTCAAGAAAAACCTATGACTTATATTGATATTATAGCCGAAGACACCATTGACGAAAAAATCGTCAAGGCGCTTCGTGCTAAGGTTAACATCGCCACAGAAATTATGGGCGAAGAACTTAAAGATTGGATTTAATCTATTTTTATTTGTTTTGGTTTTTTAGATTCTGGTGGATTATACTCTAATTCAACATTGAGCATACCATCCTCTAATTTACCACCTTTACATTCAACATAATCTGCTAATTGAAATTGTCTTTTAAACGATCTCTTAGCAATACCTTGATGTACATAGTTAGATAAATCTTCTTTTGATTTACCTTCTATAATTAATACGTTATCTTTTACTTCAACAGATACTTCATCTTTTTTATATCCTGCTAAAGCAAGTTCAATAACATACTTACCTTCAGTTTCTTTTCTTATGTTGTAGTGTGGGAAACCAGAATTGATTGATGTAAGATAGTCGAATCTATCAAACATATCTTCAAAACCGATTGCGTTATTTAGGAATGTACTTAGATTTGTCATATTAACCTCCTTGTTAGACAGTTATTGTTTAGGCCCTCCTAAAGCGACCTGAAGTTAATATAATTATAATTATAATTTTTGCAAGAGAGTTAAAATAATTCCTGCCATACCAGACATTAAAGCACCTGCTGATATTAATAATATTCTTTCTATTCTATTGATTTGACCTTGAAGACTATTGATGGAATTTTGTGTTTGCTTTTGCATGATACGACATAATTTTTCGTGTGAATCTATTCTTTGAATTGCGTCTTGTTGAGATTTTCTAGGCATTATAGAATCCTGTTCTCCACTTGTCTTAATACTTCTTTATCAAAACCAGATAAATCTATCCCTGCATTATTTAAGAAATTTTTAGCAATACCATCACCATTGTAATCTGCAAATTCAATATCTTTAATAAATATTCTTCTACCAGATGTATCTAGTGAATATACAACTGGAATCTTATCAATTTTAACTGCAATTGGACTATCTTTAACCATAATAAATTTACCGTTTTCTTTAACATAGTGACTACCTGCAACTGTAACACCTTTGTAATTATGTATTTCATCAGCTGCTTTAAATTGAAATACACCAGTAACTTCTCCACCTTTAGTCTCATCACCAAGTTGAATATCTTTAATTTTCTTTTCACTACCATCAGCCATTTGAATAGGAGTGTTTGGATCAAAACAGAAACCACCATATCCACCTTCCCCACTATCATTAGAACCACCACTTTTTCCTCCTCCACCAGCGTCATGCATTGCTGCTCCTCTTTGTTGAGAAGTTCCATATCCTGAAAATCCTGTTACTCCTCTTGCTGCTGCCTCTGCTTCTGCCTGTTTTGATAAACCTCTAGCTTGAGCCATGTTTGCAACTTGAGCTGCTATACCAACATCATTTAATCTTCCAAAAATATCTCTGTTAGGATCCATAAAATTACTAACACCTCTTCCAATAATAGCTCCAGGAATACCTGCTATTAATCCACCTATCATTCCAGGAGTGCTTATCATTCCACTTAAATCAGATAAAGAATTAATACCTAAATTTTCTCCTGTACCAATAACATTAGTTTGATTATCCTGACCTTCTCCACCACCTTGTTGTTGCTGTTGTAAATACAACAAGTAACTAGGGTCTAGTATATTAGATGCTGCTGGTGCAGGCGTTTGCATTTGATTCAAATAACTTTGATATAAATCGTAAACACTCATTATGATGTTAATCCTCTTTGTCTTAAACGAATTTGTTGCTCTTCTGGTGATAATAACGCCATTTCAGTTGGTGTCAATCCTTGATCTGTAGTCATTGGTTGGCTTTGTCCTAAAATAATGTTTCCAGAAGGCATAGGTGTTTGTAAAGGTTGTTGTTGTGTGTCTATTTCTGGCTGTGGTTTTGGTAAAAAATCTTCTAATTTGTATTCAAAAGTATCATTTAAACTTTGTCTAGAAAACGCATTGTACATATCTGTTAGTATAGGAAGCGCTTGTTCAAAAGGATTAGCTAACCCAGTTTGATCTGCTATTTCATAAAATTTATTTTGTACGTCTTTTGATGGAAAATAAGGTGAAAATATACCTGCATCTAAATAATTGTAATCTTTTCTTATACCTCTTTTTTTAAATATACCACCTATATCCCCTTGAGATAAACCAAGTTTTTCTGCATTATTAATATGTGTTTTCATTCTTTGATGAACATTAAACATTGCTCTGTTTGCAACAAAATATCTTTCAATAACATCTCTTGCAGTTTTGGCAGGTTTAATAACTCCTTCAGGTCCACCAGTAAACTCTCTTCTTGAATTTCTTTCCCCTGATAAATAATCAGAAATATAATATTCTAAACCTTTGTCTGGTCTTAATTTAATCATTCTAAAACCAAAAACACCAGCCAAAGCTTTATCTATTTCAATAACATCTCCATTGTTATCAGGTTTACCTGTATAAGAATCATATACTCTAACAAACTGTTTATATTGTGGAGCTTGTGTTTCAGCTATGTGTTTTAAAATTCTTGTAAATTTTTCATTTTTAGGGGTTTCTTCTGTGTACAATTGTTTACCCTCTTTAGTTATTCCTCCTCTTGCAACAATATCTCCTACTGCTTCTGTAAATATTGATTCACCTATAAAAGGATTTGCTATTTCTGCAGCAGCTTCAGTTAAACCTTGTTGAAAACCTTTTAATAATACTTCTTCATCTTCAATACCTTCTTGAAGATTTCTTAAAACTGTTTGTATAGGTCTTGTTAATGTGTCATACACATTGTTTGATGACCAATCAGAATAATATAATTCACCTGTTTCAGGATCTTTAAACCAAAGTAGTTGTGAGTTTTTAGACCACGGTGCAACAAAATCTCTACCCGCATCTGCTTCTTCATCAGATACACCATTAATTGCTTTGACACCTTCTACTAATCCATAAGGTAATGCAGCAAAAGCAGTTGTAGCACCAATTAATCTTTTCATACCTATACCTTTTAATGGATTCGTACTAGTAATTGGATTTATTTTTCCAGTTACTGGATCTGCTATTTCTTTTAAAGCTCGTTCAACAATACCATAACCTGTTCTATAAACTTCAGCAGGCCATGACATAAAGTTACCAAAAGGAGTTACCCTCATACCTCTAATAAATTCACCTACATATGCATAGTTTGGAATAGTATTTCTAACTATGTTTGCCGCTTCTTCTTTTAATTCTTTTTGAGATTTTTTAATTCCTGCTTTTGCATAAACATCAGCTAATCTTTCTTTTTCAACATTGTAATTAAATATTTTCCAAAAATCATCTTCTGCTACATAAGCATCTTGCATGACTTGTGCTGTTTTTTTAAGTCCTCTTGCAGTATTTTCTCCAACCTTACCTAGTGATTGTATCATAGGTTTTAAAATACTGTCTGTTGCAACATTCCCTGATTCAAATATCTTAGCATCTTTCATTAAATTTTTAAGATCACCCATTCTAACATTTGAGTTTACAATACCTAATTCTAATAATTCCCTATATTCTTCCATAGCTTTTGGATCTCTGACACCTAACTGCACTAGTCTTCTTGCATTGTTTAATGCTCTACCCATGATAACAGGATTTGCAAAAATAGTTCCATTCGCTAATGAAAAACCTGCAGAAGAAAAAAAATTTCTAAAATGTGTAGGTGGTGATAATACCGTTTTAGCAAACTGTGACCCTGCTTTAGGTGTTAAAAATAAATTTCTCCAACCCCAACTTGCATATTTTCCAAACTCTGTTGTAGCTTCTTTTTGCATAAAGTTACTAACTCGACCTGCACTACCAAAAGCTTCAGCAATATCTTTTGTTGTATACATACCCTGTAATCTATTTACTAATACTCCATCTTTAAAATATTCTGCAACGTATGGATCTATTTTAACTATGTCATTATTCGGCATTGCTCTTCTTGCCATCATAGGAGATTCAAAAAAGAATCCTCTTTGACCGGGAGGAGTATCTGCTGTTGCTTTTGCTTTCATAGCTTCGTCAATATCTAATATTTCATCAAACACTTGATTTTTTCTTGCGATAGTACCGAGTCTATTCATACCTTCAAAAATAGAATACCTTGCATCTTCAATCTCACCAAATAATTCTCTAAATGCTTTACTACCTCTACCAATAACTTTTATTTCTTTAGTTCCATCTGGTAATTCTTTTTCTAAAGTCCTTGCGAATGTTTTTACATTCTCTGGTGTTTTTGCACCAATAGTTAAATTTTCATAATTAAACACAGGTAGTTTTTCTTTTGGAGATATAGCTCTTGCTTGATCTAAAATATTTCCTACTAACTGTTCCGCTTCTTCGTCTGTAATTGGATTTTTATTTTTAGCAGCATATCTTTTAAATATATCTTTAACTTTATTTACAGCTTGATCTGTTGGTTTATATCTAGAATAAAAACTATAAGGGGAGTTTTGAAATATTTTATAAGTTGTTCCAATATATTGTTTTATTCTATCACCCATTAAGTTTCTTAAATCAACTTGTAATTTTTTAAGTGGAACAATTCCAGATGGAGTTTGAGCTGTAATATCTAATAATCTATCAAATTCATTTCTAACTTTTGTTATATATTGAACCATATTATTTACAGATTCTGTGCTAGCTCCTTTTTTCTTTGCAGATTTTAAAAATGAATTTAATTCTTTTTCAGGTATTCCTTCTTTTAAATTACCTGCAAACAATAAATCATTTAATTCTTTTAAAAAAACTCCTCTTTCATCATCAACTGTTTTATTCATAAGATTTTTAACAGTTGGAAACATTTTATTAACTTCTTTATCTATTCTTTTTACTTGCTCCATTGCAAAGTTTGTATCTGCCATCAATCTTCCAGACTCAGTTCTTCTTGTTAGAAATACTTCTTCTGGTTGTCTACCTCTTGGTCTAAATAAACCTGCAACTTTATCTAAATATTTTTCAATTTTTTTATTGCTATATGCTAGCTGCTTGCCTCTCGTTGCTAGTGTCTTGATTGCAGAACCCGCACCATAGACTAATGGTGTTAATAGTAATGATTCACCACCAAACTTTAATCTATTAAGTATTCTTCTAGTTGCATCGGATCTTGGATCTGCTTCTACTTCTCTATTAAGTTCTGTAGGACCTCCTTCAAATAAATCTCCAAAAGTTCCTATCTCTTCATTATCAACAACCATTGTTTCACCTAACGCACCACCTAAAACAATAGCTCCAAACCTTTGTTTACCAGATAATTTATTTAACTCCTCTGCTTTCTTTAATCCTTTTTGTAAATTTTTTGATTTTCCATTAACAAGTCTACCTACTTTTTTTGCTTTTAATGCTTTATTTGCTATTTTATTTGCAATACCTAAAACGGCCTTAGCACCTAAAGTACCAAACGTACCAATTTGTGTAAGAGCTTCTGCTAATTTACCGGTAGCTCTTTCTTGAGCTATTTCTTCAAAAGGATTTATTTTATCAAAAAACTTTTCTACTTCTGCTACTGCGCTAATAGTGGCACCTTTTGTAGAAGGCACACCTAATAATTGTCCTCCTCCTGCATCCATTATTTCTGCAGTTAATGACACAATACCTTCAGGGATTTTTATTGCCCCTGACAGTATTCCAGCTGTAGTTGCTGTTAATGCAGAAATACTTTGATCATTTTCTGCTTCAGGTGTTAAATTATCATCCTCTAAACTTATTGTTTTTGTTTCTTTCGCATCATCTAGTGAGATAATTTTGTTTTTTGGTTCTTCGTCTAGTAAAATAGAACCTGGAAGAAGTTTTTCAGAAGACATGTTACTCTCCTTTTGGTTCTTCTAAAGTCTTTTGATCTAATAATATTAGTTGGTTACCTTTTTTCTTATAGTATAATCTATCATAAGGATTTAAAAGAACAGTGTTATCAGGTTGAGTTCTAACCCACGCTGTATCAATTTGTGTTTTGTCTTCTCTACTCATAGGAATCATTCCACCATAATCATCAGGTATAATTGTTGCTGCTCTAACATCTTTTCTAGATAAAGTTGTTGCAGCACCTACATCCATTCCTGGAATATCTTCATACAAAGATAAAATACTTTTTATTTGAGACTCTGCTGTTTGAGCTTCATATAGTTTACCTTCTCTTAGTTTTCTTTCCAATAAGGCCATTTCAGCTTCTGATTTTTTTCTTGCAGATTCTGCTTCCATTGCTGAACCTAATGCTGCTGATTTAATTTGTTGTTCAGTGCCTTTTAATTTTTGTAATTCTCCCATAGCTTGTTCAGTTGGTCCTCTAAATGCTGTAGCTAATCCACCTAATGTACCTTTACCAGCACCTTCACCAGATACTAAACCAAGTCCACCTCTAATTAATAAATTAGAAAGTATATCACTTTTAGCTTGACCCATATCTTGTTGTGCAACATCTCTATAAAAATCATAAGATTTTTGATATTCAGATGCTAACTCAGGATATTTTTCGGCTAATTCTGGACTAATACCAGTATCACCACCATCAAAATATTGTTTTCTAGGTGCAGCTAAGGACATAACTCCATCCATAACTTGTCCACCTTTTCTGAACATTGGTCTTTTAAAAATTTTACTCATATTAAAATAGTTTTGGTTTTCCTACTAAGTTGTAAATACCAGCAAGTGTAGATGCAACACCAAGACCTGTTTGTAAACCACTAGGAGATGGAGCAATTGTTTGTTGAGTTTGAGCTGGGTAACCAGAAATTAAACCCATTACTCCTTGTCCTAAAGCTTGAGTCGCTTGATAAGGTTGATACGCTTGTTGATATT